CTCGATCGGTGAACCGTTCAGATCCTCCGGTCGGTACACGTACAGGGCGCAACCTCTAGGGTCCGATTGGTGGTAGATCCTCAGGCCGAACCGTTGCGCTGTCTTGCGAGCACGATCCAACGCGTAGTCCTCAAAGTTGAATGTGGGGCGTCCTTTCGCCGTGTAGTCTCCCCACCGATCCTTACGGTAGAGGTGAGGTTCCCCCGTGTCGTCATCCCATTGGATGCGACCGTTACATTCATCCTCGCTCCATTTGTGGAGGATCCTTTCACAGTCGCGTAGCTTTCGCCACGCATAATCTGTCACCCCATAACGGGAGCGGATTCTGGTTCGGTTGCTCATTGTTCGGCCTCGTAAGTGAAACTGCCAATCCTGTTGCCATTAGCATCGCGGATCGGTTCAATCCATCGCGTGGTTCTGTCGCCGCCAACGTCGTTGGCTGCTTCCTTTGTCATCCGCGCCCGTAGCTGCCGCAGGATCCATCCAATCTCTTGGAACGTCTCGCAGTCGGTCTCACCGAACGCCGCATTGTCGGTCTCGAATTCAAGTTTGAACATTTCAGGGATGCGAAACGAAATAATGGGCTACAGCTGTAGGAATGCCAGACAGGTTCAGTCGTCCGTTCTGCTCATCGCAGAAGTCCTCGGCATCGTCCGATGACCAGAAGCGGCCAACGTATTGCGTGTCTGGTACGTCAACCGACCAGAAGCGCACTAGAAATTCATCCATCACCGCGCCACCATCCGATAAGTTTGGGTGCCCGTGTGTTGTGTTGGTACGTCAGCCAGTGACGACAGGCCAACGTGAAACCCAACACCGATCAACCCGATGGTGAACAGTGCCATGCAGCAGTCGTGCAACAGCTTTTCGTACTTGTAAAACATTAGTTTAGTGTTGTTTGTGGTTGGTTTTCTTAAGTGTTCGGCTCATCTCAGCAGCCCTCCGCATATGGTTTGGCGCGTTGAACGTGTGGCATCGCCGCAGCCCGTAAGACTGCCTCATACATGCTCGGTGCTTTAACATCGATTACATACCAGCCCTTACGGGTCCGGATACATACAGGATGCAATTCCATTGTGTTGGGTTTGAGTTGTTTGTGGTTGGTTTTCTCTCACATTGCGGCCGCAGCGGTGAAAACGTGCGATCTGGTGAGAATGTAGGCGACCGCTGGCAGGATTAACCCGGTTTGGTCGCCTGTTGCGCTGTTTTGGTGTCAGGCTGCGGTTTTGGCCTTGTCGATTGACTTGCCAAGCTCAAGGAAGGCAGCCGCTAGCTTTTGTTGTGTTGCTTCGCAGTCGTCGTCCAAGTAGCGGTAACGAATGTAGGAGCAAACAGCATCGAGCAAGTAAGCCTCATCTAAGAAGCGGACTTCAACGGCGTTGTTCTCGCCTTGGATCGTGATGGAGGATGACACGATGGAGACTTGGCAGCGCTGCCCATCGTATCGGTCGGTAGTGAACTTGTTCATGGTGTGTTTTGTGTTGTTCGAGAGTAGCTGTCTGCCCCTCTCAATCAATACAATACACCATCTTGAGCCCCTGATCGCCCTGATGTGACGATTTCTGATGTGGTTTTTTCATTCTCAATAAGGTGGAGTAGTTGATTCTCAATAGCGGGGGTGCTATTGCGAATGCCTACCCTAGCAGCAGTTTTCGGGGAACTTAAACATATATTCGCTAAACAGCTCTTTTGTATTAAAAAAGCCCCCCAAGGATGGGAGGCGGGGGAGGGGTTTGCGTTTGCTGGAGCGTCAGTCGGGCTTGTCCTGAATTTTGATGGTCAATTCAGGCGCTTGGATATTGACGGTTTCAACAGACTCACCGATGACACGTCCGATGGAATCGAGCACTTGCGTTGCAGTTTGCAGTTGCCCCTTCTTCAGAGCTTGATGGAAGAGCTTGGTCCGCATGTGCTGCAGACGAGCGAGCATATTTTCGCGATCATTTTTCCAGTCTTCATCAACGAGCTGTTTTACGGCTGCCCAATCGCGCCAAGCAGTTTTGATTGAGACCTGTTCTTTGTCCGCGTGATCGTAAACAAGTGCCCGAGCGGACAAGCCGTCCAACTGGCGACGATACAAACGCCTGACACGGGCTTCTACAACAGCATCAGGCGATCGTCCGACGGTCATTGCCTTAATTGACTATCTTTCCTCGATACTACCCCTTGCTGGAGCGGTTTGAAGGGGGGTAGGGGTTGAAAACCTCCGTTATTGTGGAGCGCATGGCAGTAAAAGAGCAACCGATTGAGCTTCGCTGGGCACAAGGCGAAGTTTTCAAGTGCGACAAACGTTTCAGGGTGTTGGTTGCGGGTCGCAGATTCGGCAAATCGTACTTGGCTTGCGTTGAGCTGTTGCGTGGAGCGTTGAATGCACCGGGCGAGACGTTTTTTTATTGTGCTCCGACGTATCGGATGGCAAAGGATATTGCGTGGCGAGCGTTAAAGAAGCTGGTTCCAAAGGTTTGGATCAAGGCGAAGAACGAAACCGACCTTCGGATTGAGCTGATTAACGGTTCAACGATTGAATTGAAGGGTACTGAGAACGCGATGGCGTTGAGGGGCCGCAGTTTGAGCGGTGTGGTGTTGGACGAGGCTGCATTTATGGAGCCAGAGGTATGGTTTGAGGTAATTCGACCTGCTTTAGCGGATAAGGAGGGCTGGGCGTTATTTATTTCAACACCTGATGGGACGGCTAGCTGGTTTTACGATTTGTGGTGTTATGTAGAGGAAGATCCGAAGGATTTATGGCGTCGATGGAGCTATACGACGATTGAAGGAGGAAATGTTAGTAAACAAGAGGTCGAAGCAGCCCGCGCTCAACTTGATTCGCGCACGTTCCGCCAGGAATTTGAAGCGTCGTTCGAGAACCTCACCGGACTGGTCGCCATCAGCTTCTCCGACGACAACATCTCCCCCGACGCCAAGGACATCTCGATCCAACCGTTGCTGCTAGGCGTTGACTTCAACGTTGATCCAATGAGCGGCATCTGTGCGGTCAAAGATCAGGACACGTTGTACGTGTTTGACGAGATCATGTTGACGGGCGGGGCCACCACTTGGGATTTTGCGGAGGAAGTTACCCGTAGGTATGGGGTGGATCGTCGGGTTATTGCTTGTCCTGACCCTACGGGCGGAGCCAGGAAGACAAGCGGTGTGGGCGTAACGGACCACGCAATCCTCAGGCGCAGTGGCTTTACGGTTCAAAGTCCTAGGTCGCCGTGGAAAATCCGTGACAAGATCACAGCGGTCAACACTGGCCTAATGGACGCTTCTGGAGCGCGTCGGGTGAAGATCCATCCACGTTGTAAGGAGTTGATCAAGTCGTTGCGGACGTTGACCTATGCCCCTGGGACGGGTCTACCTAACAAAAATCTAGGCGTGGACCACGCCTTTGATGCTTTCGGGTATCTTGTGCTCCAACAGTTCAACTTGGCCAAGCCTGAGGCCATGGGAACTACGTCATACCGCTTGTATTGAGGATGTTCCGTCCGCTCAACGCGCCTCTCTGCCCAAAATGCGGCTCAGAGGAGTCCAAGGTGATGGGGCGATATACGTCACAGGACAACGATTGTGTGCGTGAGCGGCGTTGTTTGAGTTGTGATCACCGTTGGAAGACGCTGCAATCAGCTGAGGAGGCGCTTGATCCGTCGATACAGGTGCGATTTTTCCGATGGAATTCACCGAGTGGTAGCAAACGGCGCGTAACGCTGGAGTATGCGTCGAAAAGTTCTTAGGATGGCGGGGTAACTTTGCCAAAAGGCGAAGGACAAGTCTCCTGCAGCGGATCAGGAGTGAGGGACGCCAGGTGCGCGAGCCGGTTCTAGTCCGCAATCATTTAGGGCGTTAGACTGAATTTGTCGTCGCATTTTGCGTCATGCCTAAGGGTCCTGGAACTTACGGCACACAAAAAGGCCGTCCGCCCAAGAAGAAAAAGGGCATGAAAAAGGGCAGCAAAAAGATGTGATGGCTGCCCGTAAATTTCGTAAAACCCGCAAGGATCCCAAGACTGGGGTAGCACAGAAGTACCTTTCTGGCTCTAAAAATCGAGCCGCTAAGGCGGCAGAGATTAAAGAGACTGCCAGGAAGTACAAGCGGGGCGAAAATATCGACGTCAAAGCCGTCAGTCGTTCCAGGAGCCAGCAGGATGCCAGCAAAACCACTAAACGAAAAAACAAAAAAGGCTCTAAGAGATAAGGCTGAGGGCACCCGCTTCACTTACGGCGAGCTGGCTCAGGTTTATCGTCGTGGGCAAGGTGCATACCTGTCTAGCGGCTCCCGTAACGTTTCTATGGCGGCTTGGGCAATGGGTAGGGTTAACAGCTATATGTCAGGCAAAGGAGGCGCTCGCAAGGCCGATTCTGATATCTACAAAAAAGCGCGAAGTCGCGGTAAGTAATGGCTTGACGGTTGTAAAGAGTTAGACTCGGGGTTATAGACCCTTCCTATGTCTAATCATGGCCATCCTTCGCGGAGAGCAAGGTGCGGTCCAGTTTGACGCTGCTGGTTCTTCCAACGCCACTATCGTCGGTACTCGCAGCTGGACACTGAACATCACCAAAGAAACGCTGGACGTTACCGATCACGGTGACACGTTCCGTAGTTTTGTCGGCAGCATGGTCAGCGGTTCTGGCACTGTTGAGCTGGTTTACGACCCAGAGGCAAGTGGTCAGGCTACTTTCATTGAAGACGTTGTAACCACTGCAGACCCTGCAGACGCAACTTTCGAGTTGTTCACGACCGGCACCACCTCTGGCACTGACTCTGTAAGTTTTGCCGGAATCATCACCAGCATGGATATTTCGTCCACCGTTGGTGATCTGGTTGTTGCCACCTGCAACTTCGTCACCAGTGGCACCATCACTTCCAACCTTGAATAAGGGTTGATCTGATGGCCAAAATCGAGCGTGGTGGCCACGTTTTTGATGGCTACAACAAGCCGATCCGTACTCCTGGGCATTCCAGCGGTAAATCCCATGCTGTTGTTATCAAAGACAACGGCAAGGATCGGCTGATTCGATTTGGCCAGCAGGGTGCCAAAACAGCAGGCAAGCCAAAGCCTGGCGAAAGCGAGGCGATGAAAAAGAAACGTGCTGCCTTTAAAAAGCGACACGCCAAAAACATCGCCAAAGGCAAAACCAGTGCTGCTTACTGGGCAAATCGCGTGAAATGGTGACATGACCTACTCCGTTCCAGGACTCGTCAGAACGCATCTCGTCAGCTCTTCCTATATGGGAAGTGTTGATAGTCCGTTCGTGCGAACACGGGCTGTGATCGACCAGATGAAGGGCTGGGAGATCATGAAGGCCGTTACAAACGGAACGGAGTATTTACGTGAAAACAGCGAAGCATTCCTGCCTCTAGAACCCCGCGAAGACTATTCCGCATATCTGGCGCGGGTCAATCGTTCAGTTTTTACGCCTTACACGCAGCGGTTGATTCGAGCTGCTGCAGGCTTAATTCTTCGCAAACCAATCAGCATTGAAGGCGACCCTTATTGGACAGAGGTCTTTAATAAGGATGTTGATGGATGTGGATCGGATTTAGATGAGTACGCTCGACGACTCTTGATTTGTGCCCTGACGTATGGGCACTGTCACACGCTGGTTGATTTTCCTGCGCCTTCGGACGCAAGAAGTCTTGCAGAGGAGCGTGCTCTTAATCGTCGGCCCTATTGGATTGAAGTGGATCCAACCAACATCTACGGTTGGCGACTGGACCGCGAAACCAATTATGGAAACCTTACACAGGTTCGGATTGGGGAAAAGGCAGTAGTCCCTGATGGCGAGTTCGGAGAAAAAGTTTATGACCAAGTACGTGTCATCGAGCCTGGTCGTTATCGCGTCTTTCGACAGGAAGAAGAGAAAAAAGAAATGCAAGGGAAGTTTCCATACCCCTCTGCATTCGATCAATCCGACGCTACGTCGCAGTATGAGCTGGTTGAATCTGGTCCTTACTCGCTCGATCAAATTCCACTGGTAACGATCTATGCGAATAAAACGGACACAATGACCAGTAAGCCACCGCTTCTGGACATTGCTCATCTCAATCTGGCGCATTATCAACGGCAAGCGGACCTTATCCACAGTCTCCACATTGCTTCGCAACCGATGCTCGTCCTTGAGGGTTGGGACGACCAGACGAAGGACATGGCTATCAGCGTTAATTACGCGATGGCGACCCAGCCGGGTAACAAGGTCTATTACGTGGAGCCTGCATCAAGCGCGTTTGAAGCGCAATCATCGGAAATACAAGAGCTACAGCAGCAGATGGGGACGCTTGGGATCAGCACGTTGAGCCAACAAAAGTTTGTTGCTGAATCTGCTGACGCCCGCCGTCTGGATCGAATTGATCAAAATTCGATGTTGTCGATGGTGTCTATGGATCTGGAGTCAGGCTTGCAGAAGTCCTATGACTTGGCTGCAAATTATCTGGGCATTGAAGCTCCAAAGGTCAAGATCAGCCGTGACTTCGATCTGCAACGTCTGATCGGACAAGACATTGCTGCGATGGGTCAGCTGTTTGAAGATCAGATTATTAGTCGCGAAGAGTTCCGCGACATGCTGGTTCAAGGTGAGATCCTGCCTACAGCAGCAGAGCAAAAGCAAGATCCTCCCAGTGAAGAGTCTTCACCCAACAGCGATCAAATCGACCGTCTAATCAACGCAATGATGCAGTGAGGCCATGGCAGACAAAACCAGCCTCACGCTTGCACAGATCACTGCCCTAGTAAAACTTGCTAAAAAGGTTGATCAGTTCAACAACCTGCTGTCTGGCAATGGCGCTCCAGGGGACATCGGCACCAACGGCGATTGGTACGTTGATGTTTTAACGAAGCGGTTATACGGCCCAAAAACAAAAACAGGTTGGGCAGGACAGCCAGTTGCGATCGGCACATCAGATGAAAGCGGCACTCCGCGTTCTACCGCTCCAAGAACAGCTGTTAATGCTGACGGCACATTGGCTGCTGGTTCAGGAGCAACTGGCCCTCAAGGTCCACAAGGTGAACAAGGGCCACAAGGCGAGCAAGGACCAGCCGGAGCAACTGGTGCTACTGGTGCAGCAGGAGCTACGGGAGCTACCGGACCACAAGGTCCAGCAGGTGCAGACGGAGCTAATGGAGCAGATGGAGCCGATGGTGCAACTGGCCCTCAAGGGCCACAAGGTGCAACTGGTCCACAAGGGCCTCAAGGTGACACAGGTTTAACGGGCGCTACTGGAGCTGCAGGTGCAGATGGCGCTGATGGTGCTGCTGCAACAATCGCAGTTGGCACAGTCACGACAGGAACTGCAGGATCTGCTGCTTCCGTAAGCAATAGCGGGACGTCAGCTGCAGCAGTTTTTGATTTCACGATTCCTCGTGGCGCAACAGGAGCCACTGGTGCTCAAGGTCCAGCTGGTTCTGATGCTTTTGTGGCTGTAGGAACTACTGCGGAACGCCCAGGATCTCCTGCTACTGGGGCAATCCGGTATAACACGACAGAAAATCGTTTTGAGGGTTATAACGGAAGCGCCTGGCTAAATCTGTCACCCGCCAACGTGGATGAGCTTGGTGGTACGGTTTAGACTTAACAAAACGCCTACTTCGCCATGGGACTTCGTTTTGAGGAAATCAATCCTCCCAAAAAAGAAGAAAAGCCCGCAGAAAAGAAGCCTGCCGCTAAAAAAGCAAAGGCAAGTAAGGTAGAAGAGTAAATTCTTTTCTACTAATGGAAGAACAAGTCATTCAGGAGACGCCCGTGGCGCCTTCTGAGCAGCCCGTGGCTGAGACTGCAAACACCGTCAACGTTGATGTTTCTGCTTACGAGCAGCAAATCCAGGCGTTACAACAGCGTGCCGCTGAAGCCGAAGAAAAATTCCAAGGCATCAAGGGCAAACTGGACGACGTTTACAAGAAACAAGACGAGCAACGTCGCAAAACGCTGGAAGACCAAGGCCAGTGGAAAGATCTCTGGGAAGAAGCCAACAAAACTGCTCAAACCAAGGATCAGCAGATTGCTGACCTAGAGCGCCAGTTGGCAGATCTTCGGACTTCCAATGAGACAGCAGCAATGAAAACGACTGCACTGTCTGCAATTAGTCAGTCTGGAGCGATCAATGCTGCGCAAATGCTTCAGCTGGTTCAAGGCAACTTGAAGAAGGCTGAAGATGGCAGCGTCAAAGTGCTGAATGGTGGCGTTGAGGAAGACCTCAATGTTTACCTCGCCAAGCTGAAGAATCCTGGCTCTGGTTATGAGCATCATTTCAAGCCAAGTGCTCAGGCTGGCATGGGCGCTAAACCAACAACTGGAACTGCAGGCGCTGCAGGTGTCGCTAATCCTTGGGCAGAAGGTAGTATTAACTTAACAAGGCAAATGTCCTTGGAAGCTACCGACCCTGAGCTTGCAGCTGTGCTCAAGCGAGAGGCCGGTAAATAAGTCCCCGTGGGACACCACTTTCAAGTCCGTGGCTTGAGAACCCGCAAACCTTAACCCTGAATAAGAAATGGCCGCACCATTTCAGAATTATTCCGGCGGTGTCCTTCTGGCGGACATCGTAAAAAGGAATAATCTCAGCACCTATGTGTCTGAGGCAATCAAAGAGCGCAGCCTGTTCGTGAAGAGCGGTGCTGTGGTTCGTAACGCTCTTCTCGATGCACGGGAAGGCGGTAGCCGCATTCAAGTTCCTGAGTTCAATCCTGTGTCTCCGACTGAGGAGATCATGGACGGTACTGCTACGTGGGGCACCAGCTCTGCTGGCTACCTGACTCCTCAAAAGGTTGGCACCGGAACTCAAATTGCAACCATCTGCCATCGCGGTTTTGCGTATGCAGTGGATGACGTTGCAATGTTGGCCGCCGGTGAAGACCCGATGCTTCACATCCGCAACCAACTGGCTGATGCCATCAACAAGCTGAACAGCGCACGTCTGTTCTCTCAGCTTGCTGGCTTGTTCGGCACGGCACTGTCTGGCAATGCACTGGACAAAGGTGTTGCTGCCGCTTCTGGTGGCGCTGAAGCCAACTTCCTGACTGCTGCGAACGTTGCTGAAGCTCGTTCCAAGCTGGGTGAGCGTGGCGAAGAGCTGGACACCATTGTTGTTCACCCCTCCGTTGCTTTCTACCTGTATCAGGTGGGAATGCTGACCTTCTCCACTTCTGCACTGGCTGCTTCTGGCGCGGTGACTTGGGGTGGCGGTGGCGTTGGCATTGGCGCTCGCGAAGTTGGTGAGTTTGCCGGTATGCGCGTCATTGTTGACACTGCAGTCAACACTGTTGCTCCTGGCACCTCTGGCCACCAGCGTGAGTTCTACTGCTATCTGATCAAGTCCGGCACCATCCTTGAGGGTGTGCAGCAAGATCTTCGGATTGAAGCTGACCGCAACGTGCTCTCGAAGCAGGACGTCCTGTCTGTGGATTACCACTCTGCTTATCACGTGATGGGCACCAAGTGGTCTAACGCCGCTGACAACCCGACCAATGCCACTTTGGCAACGGCTGGTAACTGGGCCGCTACCTATGACATCGACCTGATCCCCATGGTTCAGCTCACCGTCAACAGCCCCCTGGACACCACCACCATCTGATCTTTCTTGATCAGAGCAAAGGCCCTACCATTAGGTGGGGCCACCTTCTTTTTGCGCTATGGCTGCCACGATCAACGCCACACTGAAGAGTGCGACAGCCAACAGCTATGTGACGTTGGCCGAAGCCGACGCATATTTTGAAACCGTTCCAAGCAGCACGCAGTGGGACAACAAGCAGGACGACAAGAAAAACCGTGCGTTGATCTCAGCTACACGCTGGATCGACACGTTGAATTTTTACGGTGATCGTTGCGATGCAGATCAAGCCCTGAGCTGGCCCCGCAACAATTATCACGTTGATCGCGTTGAGCTTGTCTGCTCTGCGATTCCAAACGACATCAAGTATGCAACGTATGAGCTAGCCAACGCGCTGGCGAACGATACTGATGCGATCACTGGAACGACTGGCGACACGGGATTGTACGAGTCAGTCAAGCTTGGGGAGATGGAAGTCAAGTACAACACTTCGAGCCAAGCTACGGGAACAGTCAATAACGTTTTTGATGTTTATCCTTGGCTTCAGTCTTATCTAGGCGCTTATTGTCTTGGCGGTAGCGGCAGTTATCAAGTTCGTGTCGTGAGGGGTTGAGATGGCAGGCGCACTCGACAGTCTGTTTAAAAGCGTTGCCAAATCGGTTGTTGCTGATCTTGGCAAGTCATTTGATCACACGATCACGTACACCCGTAAGGCGTCTCCGACTTACAACACCAGCACTGGAGCGTTGACGACGACGGATACAACGTATTCGTTTGACGCACCCCTTGAGTTTATCGAATCAGACCGCGATGAAAATCGAGAGGAGCGGCGGGCAAGGCTTTATATAACTCCTGACTTGATTGGTGACAATCAACCGACAACGGAGGATACGATAACGCTGACATATGCAGGCTCTAGCCGGGTTACTCAAATCACTGAAATCAAAACCTATCGAGGCGATCAAGAGTACATGTATATCGTGGGAGTTAGATTCTGATGGCTAAAAGATCTATTGCCGACGACATCGAAAAAAAGATGTTTGAAGATTTTGACCGTTTTGTAAAATTTACGGTGTATGAGTTGTCCACGGACTTTAACGCTGGTGGCGTAAGTCCAGTTTATACAGGTTATTTTGCGTCAAGCTGGACGGCAGCGCAAAGCGGTTACGTTAGGAAAGAAGATCCAATTACAAGTCAAAAAAATAGATCAACAAAAGATCCTTGGAATAAGGCTTGGGAGAGTCGTGGAGCTGAGCCTGGCGAAATCAAAGAGCGTTTTATAGGCAGTGTGATGAAAAGAACGTTTGACTTTAGGAAAATGGTAAGGATTGGCAACACAACAAGTTACGCAGCTTTTGCAATGCAAAAGGGACAGGTGGCGTTTTTTGTTCAGGGAGATCTGCGCAAGTTGGTGAACAAGTATTTTGGAGATCGAAGAGAAATGGCTGATCTTCGGGTTGGTGATCGTCCAGTTGTTACGCGCCCCTACGACATATACGGTATTGGCACGCTGCCTGGAACAGTGCGGTCAACTTCAATTATGCGAGGGAGGCGTGAATCATGACGCTAGTCAACGCTAGAGCTGCTTTTGAAAAGGCTGTTACCGACGCAGTTGCTGCTGTGGATAACACGGTGCTGATGGTTTACGACAATGTTGCGTACACCACGCCGGGTAAGACCAAGAAATACATTTTGATGCGAATTGATTTTGTGCAATCAACGCTTCAAACGCATGGAGCCGCATCGGATTATTACAGCGGAGTCATTCAGTGCAACGTTTACGTCCCAAGAAACGCTGGTACGTCGGTCTTGGCAACTTTGAGTGAAGCTGTAATCGATGGCCTGACTTCAGTAAATGCTTCTGGATATGTGGACACTTTCAGCTCGTCACCCAGGGTAAAAGACGTTAATGGTCCGACGCCAATCGAGCTGGACGACGTTTCACATTATTTGGCAATTATTTCTTGCCAATTTACTGCTATTGCATAGTATAGTGCGGTAAGTAAAACTCTTTTGTATGCGTGCTTCCGAGCTTCTGCGGAACAAATTTGGCGTTAGCCAACTTTACAAGCATGTCATTGAGGACAATGGCGAGGTTGTGCTGGAGGTTTACTGGCATCCTTTGACGATTGCAGAGCGTGAGTCAATCCAGAAAAAAGCTGGCACTGACGACTCAAATGACTTTGCGTTGAACATGATGATCCAGAAAGCGTTGGATGCTGATGGCAAGCGGTTGTTTCAGGACGGCGAAAAGGCTGTACTGAAGAACGCTGTTGAAGCATCGGTGCTGCAAGAAATTCAGCTTGCAATGCTGGCTTCTGGAGCGGAAAGCAAGGTGGAGGAAGCGAAAGCAGATCTGAAAAGCTAATAACGACTGGCTTTTTATGTTTTTTCTGGCCAAAGAGCTGGGAATGACGCTTGCTCAGCTGACGACTGATCTAACGCTAGAGGAGCTAATCGGCTGGGCAGCTTTTTATGAGTTGAAGTCAGAGGAAGAGCAGCGAACGATGGATCGCGCCAAAACTGGTAAAAGGGCGCAGACAATGAGTGGGCGGTAGACTGGAGCGTAGGGTTCTGCGTTCCAGCCTGTGGCCAACTACAACGTAGATATTGACGTTGCGGTCAGGGGTTATAACCGTGTTGAGCAGAACCTCAAGAAACTTGATCGGCTGATTGGCAAGCCAAGAGTTCTTGAGATAAATCCTGGTATTCAATTTAGAAAATTTAGACAAGAAAAGCTGCAGCTACTTAAGGAGATGCGCCGCGCTGGTGCGGAATCTGCTGTTGCTTTTCAGCAAGCGTTTGAGCGTGAGGCAAGAATCGCGAGACAAGTTGCCGGAGCTGGCAGTCGAACGTTGCCAGCAGCCGCTGGTCCGATTGCGTTGTTGCCTGCAACAGCTGTTGGTCAGTTTCAAAGGGCTGCAGCTGCAGCAAAAGCAATCGACATGGCATTTGCGAATGCAAAGCGTTCGATTGACGGCATGACAACTCAATTAACGCGAGCGCTTCCTGGTGGAACTGGCGTGTCTGGTCCGGGCGTTCGCATTGCTGGGTTGTTGCCACCTGCTGGTGGTGCCGGAGGAGCTGGTGGAGGCGGTGGAAGCTTCGGAAGTTTTACCGCTCCTGGAGTTCCGGGTCCTGGTCAAGGATTTACTCCAGCGTTTAATCCAAATATGTATGCCAGTCCGATTGGGCCTAGGAGAGCACCGTTCCGATTAAGTGGAGCACAGCGATCAGCTGCGATGACTGGTGGCGCGTTTCCGCTTCTGTTTGGTGGAGGATTTGGCCAAGCAGCTGGCGGTGCGATTGGTGGCGCAATAAGCGGAAAAATGTTTGGCGGGCTGACAGTCGGACTTCAAGTTGCCGGCATGACTGTTGATTCAATGGTCGCCAGCACAATTCGATTTGGCGAGACTCTTAGAGAAACAGACACAGCGCTTCAGTCAATGACTGAGCGATCTTTATTTTCAACTAAGGCTACGCAAAAACGTGCAGAAGAACTTCAGGCTCTTGGTGAAACTGAAGAGCTAGCAAATCTTCTTACAGCAGAACTAGCAACTACCATTGGCACGGAAGGCGTTAAAGCGTTCCAAGCCTTAGGCGACGAATCTAGCAAGTTTAATACGTTAATTAATAAGATATTTGTCTCAGTACAGGCTTTAATTGCCGGACCATTGGCCGGATTTTTGTCTTTAGTGAATACTGTTTTAGGCCGGGACGTTAGTGAGCAAAGCATTCGCAGTTTAAAAGGCAGCCTTCAAACGCCTGAAGGCGTAGCTGCATTTGAGAAACGAGTTAAAGAGGTTGCTGGTACGGAAACGAGAACCTTATTTAAAGGTCAAGGAGTAACAGAGACAAAAACAGTAACTAAAGACCTTAGTTTAGATCAGATTGTACAACTGCAACAAGAAGTTCTTGAGGGAGCTTTTGGCGAAACAAACTTGCTTGCCAATAAAATTAAAGCAAGTGTGCCAGCACCTCAAAAAGCAAGAACTAAAAAAGAAAGAGAGAGTCGTGTTCCTCAACTGACCATTGAAGTTGGCTTAACAGAAAGACTGAATACGTTAAACAGGCAAATCTTGCAAGCCAAGCAAGATGAAGATTCAGTTAGAGAAGCTGCTCTGCAGATGGAAGTAGCGATGGAAAAGGAGGCAGCAAAAATTGCAAAAATAAATTTAGACAAAATTCCGCAAGCAGAAAAAGACTTGCAGATTAAAGAGGTAGGGCTGCAAACAGACCAAGAAATTTTTGAAATTAACCATAAGCTAAAAGACCTTCAGCAGGCTCAAGCCGAAAAAAATCAAAAAATAATTGCTGATTTTCAAAGTCAAAATGACTTACTGCAAGCACAGCTTGACGGACGCTTGGAAGAAGAAGAAATAGAGCAGCAGCTTGCCAAGCTTAAAGAAGAAAACAAAGGATTAGACATAGACAAAGTTCGCAACATTCTTGAGGCAAACAATGCCTTAAAAGAGCAAATTGCCGTTGCTGAAGAGCTAGATCGACTTTATGAAACTATCGGGCAAAGCATTTCATCGAGTATCGTCGATGCGTTGACTGCTGCTGTTGACGAAACCAAGAGTCTTGCTGATATTGCCACTCAAACGCTCAGGCAGATTGCGAACATCCTTTTGCAGTTCGGAGTCCAGACTGTTTTAAGCAGTCTTGGCGGAAATGACACGACTGGTTTCTTTACAAAGCTTTTTCCCAAAAAAGCTCTTGGCGGCGCTGTTGGTGCGAATCAGCCTTATATGGTTGGCGAAAAAGGTCCTGAACTGTTCGTCCCTGGAGCGCAAGGCAACATCGTTCCAAACAACGCAATGGGAGGTTCTAACATCGTGGTGAACGTTGACGCCTCAGGCTCTAACGTGGAAGGTGATGCACAGCAATCCAAAGCTCTTGGTCAAGCCATCGGCGCTGCTGTTCAAGCTGAGATCATCAAACAGAAAATGCCCGGAGGACTTCTGAACTGATGGCTACTTTTCCCGCAATTACGCCGACCTACGGCCTTCAAAAGAACAGCGCCCCAAACGTAAGGATCGTCCAGTTCGGATCAGGTTATAGCCAGCGCAGCACGTTTGGCATCAATCAAAACCCCAAGTCCTACAGCCTGACGTTTCAGGTTTCTGAGACGGATGCGGACACGATCGAAACGTTCTTGGATGCTCGCGGTGGAACGGAACATTTTGACTTCACACCACCCGGTGAAGCCAGCAGCGGCAAGTACATCTGTCGCAACTGGAGCAAGTCGATTCCATACTTGAACCGTGCCACAATTCAAGCAACGTTCGAGCAGGTGTTTGAGGCATGACGACAACACCCGATAAGGTCGAAAGGGAACTACATTCCCTTGAGCCGTCAGCAATCATTGAGCTGTTCGAGCTGCACCTAACTGCTGCTGTAAATGGCGTAGATCTGATCTACTACTATCACGCTGGAACGAACGAGCTATCGCAGAATATCGTATTTAACGGCAAAACTTATGCGGCAGTGCCGATTGAGGTCGATGGCTTTGCTGTGACAACAAAGGGTACGTTGCCCCGTCCCAGCATGAAAGTTGCTAATGCAAATAATGCAATTACAACCCTGCTGAATTCTTACAACCCGCTACAGGCAGAAGTCAGGCGAATCCGCACATGCAAGAAGTTTCTAGATGCTGTTAATTTTTCAAGCGGTACAAACCCGACAGCAGATCCCACCGCACTCTTCAACGGTGGCTATGAATCTTGGTACATCGATCGTGTAGCGAGTGAAAATCCTCAACTTGTCGAATTTGAGCTTGTCGGCAAGCTTGATCTGACCAATCTGCGGTTGCCAGCGAGGCAGGTTGTTGAGCACTGCCCCTGGATTTACAAAGGCAACCAATGCAAGTACAAGCCAGGCAAGATGTTTAATCTGCAAAATCAGCAGGTAACGGATCCGTCTCAAGATCAGTGCGCCAAGAACTTGAAGGCGTGTGAGCTGCGTTTTCCGAAAGGTCAGGGCATTGGACCTGGCGACAAGTTGCTCCCGTTTGGAGGATTCCCAGGTGCGCGACTTCAGGTCTGATGCAGAACAACACGCCCAGTCATCTGGAGACGCTGAGTCATGCGGTCTTGTGGTTGACGGTATTTTCTGGCCTTGCCGGAATATCGCTGATGACCCTTGTGCTGACTTTGCCATTGACCCAAGAGACTACGCAGCCGCAGCATTTCGTGGAACGATTGAAGCGATAGTGCATTCGCATCCAAAAGGCGGACCAGCCAGTGAAGTTGATAAGCGTGCTTGCACTGGAACGGGATTGCCGTGGCATATTTGGAGCGTGCCAGACAAACAATGGTCAACTATCGAACCCTGATCGGCAGGCAGTGGGATTACGGGAAGTTTGACTGCTTCACGTTGATCCGCGATTGGTTTGGGTTGCAAGGCATCGAGTTGCCTGATTTTGAACGGCCTGCAGATCTGCAGACCTGCGAAAGCATCTTTCTAAAGCAGGCTTTAGCAATCGGGTTCGAGCAGGTTGATTACGCAAAAAGGCGACCTGGCGATGTGTTGATCATGTGCCTTGGAACGGCAACGCCGATGCACGCCGCAATCCTTTTGCCTGATGAGCGGATTCTGCACCAGCGTCAGGATTCGCTGAGTGCAGTGGAACCTTTTGGGCGATACTATGTCTCTAGAGTTGCGGCGGTCTTTCGGTATGCAGCAGACCGTAAGGTTGCTGGGTGATCTGGGCGAGCGTTACGGCTCAGAGCACAAATACCATGACCTGCGTTCCCCTGCGGAAGCAATTAAACTGCTGTGCATCAATGAGCCAAAGTTTGCCAAGGAGCTAGCCCAGGCGCATGAGCATGGCATTGGTTACACGGTTGTGCAGGCCGATGAGTTTTTGGGATATGACGATTTGCACTTGCCGTTAGGCAGCAATGATTTAGTGCTTACGCCTGTCATTGCAGGTAGTGGTGGTGGTGGCACCACCACAATCCTTGCTGGCGTTGGCCTTATTGCAGCGGCAATTATTTTTGCTCCTGCTGGCGCCGGATTCTTGGGCGTTGGATTGGGAGTTGGCGCAACAACTACAGCAACATTTAGTCTTGCTGCTGGAGCTTATGTTGCTACTACTGCCTCTGTTTTGTCGGCTGGTTTATCTGTTGCCCTTGGAGCGATCGGCACAAGCTTGGTGCTTACTGGAGTATCTCAAATGCTTTCGCCGCAACCAACTGTCCCTAGTATCGGAGGCGGCAGCAGAACTTCTCCAGGTGAAAACACCAATGCAACTGGACCGCAGGGCGTTTCACGCGCCACCTCTGGTCAGCAGTCTTACGCTTTTTCTGGCCCTGCAAACACGGTTGGTGTTGGAGCGACAGTGCCTCTTGTTTACGGCAAGCTTTTGATCGGCAGTCACCTGATTTCATCGAAGGTAGAGGTCACAAGCGAAAGCGACCCAACTGGTGCGTATTTCTCGCCGCCAGGCAGGGACTCAATCACAGTCAACGGGGAGAAGCCTTCATTTGAGTTTGAAGTCCTTAACGGCCTAAGAACAAGACGATGGTTTTACCATCAAACTAAATTTCGCAACAGGCAGTCAAATAACGGCCGTTTTATTCAAAGAGTAAGATCTGACACTCTTAACTTTAATGTTGGTGAAATTGACAGGGTTAGTTCTGTTATTGATTTTGACGCTGACGATCGTAAGTCCGAAAACTTGCAAATCTTCTTTGAGATTGATAATGGTTTGAGCCGCGTTATTGGCAGCCAGTTAGTCCCTGCATTCGTGACATATGAAATTACTTTAAAGAAGAGCAATTACGACGGAGAGTCCCCTGTGTTTGGCAGAGTCCGCGCTACGGTGCAGGGGCTTTTAAGGAAAACAGACAACTACAAGTGGTGCCATGCCATTGATGTTGGGCATAGTGGAGTTGAGGACAATGACACGGTTGTAGACACTAGGGTGCAAGTCATAGACACAGACGCCGACAACAAAGGTGGTCGTATTAGGATCAGAGCAATCGGATACAAGAATTTTCGCAGAAACAGCGAGAACTTTACTGAAAACCTTGTAGTTGATTCGTAATGGGACTTAACTCTGAGTCTGTAATTAAGATCATCGACCTTCTGTGTGAGGGGCCGATTGATGGGATTGAAGGCGCTAGGAAGGGCGTTTTTCTTGATGAGTCACCTTTGCGATCAAAGAAAAATAACCAAGATCTTGTTAGGAAAAGCCATTGTTCTTATACGCTACGGGAAGGCGGACGCACACAGAATTATTTGCCTCAAGCAAAAGGCAAAACCAGCAACATTATTAACGTCAACAAAGAAGTAGGGCAAGGTTACACAGAAATTCTGAACAAAACTGGCACCGCAGTTAAACGAAGAAATTACGGCAGCGGCAGTCAGACCGTTCAAATTACCGACACCGATGTTGATAGCGTTGACCTAATTTTCACGATTCCACGTCTTTTTTCTACAGCACAAGAGGGTCTGGTTAAGGGTCAACTTTTTGATGCTGAGATCAATTTTGACATAAAAGTCCAAGACGTAGGTAGTGGTACTGCGTTTAAGAGCGTTAAGAAAACAAGTATTGATGAGGTAAGTGAGGAATTTAAAGGTGGCTCCAGCAATGTTTACGTTATCGAGGGGATTAGCACCACAAACTATCAATATCAAGTAAGCGGAATCGAGCTTGAAGGTAAAGGCCCTTGGAACATCAAGGTTACTAAATACCCTAACTCTAGATTCCATGGCGATATCAAACATAGCCAAAGCAATGCTGGCACTATCGATAAGCGCATGTTTGCTGCTTCTTTCAAAGATTTTGAAGATGTAGACAAGCGCACTCCGCTAAAAGACGGGCGTGCTAATACTCTTGTCTGGTCTGCAGTTGTAGAGCACGTTGATATTAGGACGGCCTATCCATTCTCGGCTTGCGTCGGGATGAGCATCTCAACCGACGAGTTCCAGACATTGCCGACTAGAGCTTATTTAGTACGAGGCAAGAAAGTTCGGGTTCCGCATAATGCTGTGCCAAGAAAAGATGGAAGTTTGAGCTTTCATGGCAATTTTAATGGAAAGCTAGGGGCTTCAGTGTGGACAACATGTCCCGTTTGCATTTTCTACGACTTGCTTGTAAACGAGCGTTATGGCGCGGGACATTTTATTGACAAGAAAAATTTAAGCTGGGTTGATTTGTACCCTTTAGCGCGTTACGCAAACGCGCTTATTGACGGCGAGCCGCGTTTTGCTTGCAACGTTCAAGTGTCATCGCAAGCGCAAGCCTTCACCGTTTTGCAGGACTTTGCCAGCATATTCAGGGGCATGATGTATTGGCAGTCAAACACCATCCAAGTGACTGCAGATCATGGCAACCTTGACGGTAGCGATGTTGATCCTGTCCATATCTTTTCAAACTCTGGCGTGATCAATGGAGCTTTTAACTATAGTGGCTCTTCACTGAAGACTCGCAGCACTAGCATCAAAATCCGCTACAACGATCCAGACAATTTCTATAAACCAAACGTTATCTGCATTGAAGACGCGGCTTTGATTTCAAAGTATGGCTATCAGTCCAAAGAGGTTCTGGCTTTCGGCTGCACGTCCAAAAAACAAGCCAAACGCATGGGGCGGTGGATGATGAAGTCAGAGGAGCTTGACGCCAATACGGTGACGTTTGCTGTCGGCCTCGATGGCGCTCTTGTGTTTCCTGGGCAGGTCTTTGCAGTACAGGACGAGATGCGTGCTGGTCAAAGGTTGTCTGGCCGGATCAGCAGCTCAACGACAACTCAAATTGTGGCGGACCAGTCGATTACTTTACCGAGTGGCAGCAACCCAACTTTGACGTGCGTGTTGACAAATGGAACGGTAGAAAGCAAGCCAATCAATCAGAACACTTCTAGCGGAACACTTGTTCAAGTCACTTCAGCGTTCAGCGAAACTCCGCTTGCAGATGCCATTTACTCAATCAGCACTGACAACGTTCAAGAACAGAAATTCCGCTGCCTTTCTGTTGCTGACAATGGTGATGGAACGTTTGCTGTTGTTGGCGTTGAATTTAACGATAGCATTTATGCAGCAGCAGACGAGGATGAAGAGCTTGAGTTTATAGACGTGACTAACTTGGATGAAACTCCTGCTATCCCCATAATCTGATGCCGATTGACTTTCAGCTAATTTCAAAGGACGGCGGCCTGACAAACCGTGGTGTAGCCACTTGGACGAGAGGCACTGGCGGGTTTACTGCTTCTTTTGATGTAAGGCATCGAATAGATAAAGGCACTTTTACGCAGTTAAACACAACTAGCACGTCGATTGCAGTTGATGGAATCAAGCCTGGCTCAACTTTTGAGGTGCAGGTCCGAGCTGTTGGTATCGGCTTTCCTGTCAAAAGATCTACTTTTGCAAAAGTAAAAGCAGTTGCACCGGCACTTCCTGATCTTGGTAAGGATGAAAAAGGAAAGCCGGTCGCACAGGTTGTTCCTAACGTCATCAATCTTTCGTTCAGTCCAATTAACGATACGCAAGGAGCCCTTAAGTGGAACCCACCTGCAAACGAAAAGCTCAATAATCTTGTAGCTCTGATCAGACATTCAAGCAAAACAGATGGCACCGGCACATTTGCTAATTCCGTGAAACTGGCGGAAGTGCAGGCAACAGCAAACATAGCAACCGTTCCACTGATGAACGGTGAATACATTATCAAGCTGCAAGATCAAACAACCAAGGTTAAAAGCGCCACGCCGATCAGTCTTGTCTTAAACATTCCTGATGCAATACCCAAGCTTTTAATTCAAACAAGGCGTGAAGATACAGACACTCCTCCATTTCAGGGCGAGAAGTTTGGTTGTTTTTACAGCGAGGAAAACGATGGCTTGGTTTTAGATGGGCAAGACACGATCGATGATGTGCTGCTCATTGACGATCTGTCTGAGATGGACTTCATCGGTGAGCGTCTTGCCAGCGGTGAATATGAGTTTCCTGCATTGTTGGATCTAGGTGGCAAGTTTCAAGTCGACCTAGACCGCACGATAAATTCACGCGGCCTGTACCCGAGTGATTTGATTGATGATCGCTCGGAGCTGGTCGACGCTTGGAGTGATTGGGATGGAACGCTGGCAGAAGACACCAACGCAATCCTTTACTTCCGCAGCAGCAATCAAGCGGTTTCAGCGGATGACATCTTGCTTGAGGCAAGTCCGGACTTCTTTTTGCTTGAAGATGGCGACAATCTGCAGCAGGAGTCTTCAGTAAAATTTGGCGATTGGCGTGTTTTGGAGAAATCTAGGTTTGTTGCTCGCACGTTCCAGTTCAAGTGTGAGCTAGAGGCTGAACATCCTGATCAGACGCCGTTGGTTGAAGAACTGGGTTATCAGGTGTCCATTCCGTCTAGGACTGAAAGCTCTGCGACGATTGCGTCTGGAGCGGCGGCAAAGGCCGTGACGTTCACGAATGCTTTCTATCAAGCCCCTTCAGTTGGGGTTACGGCTTTTAATCTTGCCAGTGGGGATTATTATGAGGTCACATCCGTCACGCGGACTGGCTTCACGGTTCATTTCAAGGATTCCAGCAATTCTTCGATTAACCGCAACTTCCAGTACGTCGCAGCGGGCTTTGGCTCTGAGCAAACCTAGAAATGGCAACCCACGATTACGTCCTTGCCAACCAAAGCGGCAGTTCGTTCCGTTCGGACCTGAACAACGCATTGGCTGCAATCGTCAGTCAGAACAGCAGTGCGACAGAGCCCGCAACCAAGTACGCCTATCAGTACTGGGTCGATACCAGCGCAACACCTGCGCTGATTAAGCAGCGGAATGCTGCAAACAATAATTGGGTAACTCTGGCGGAAGTTGGCGGCCAAACGCTTGCTGATGATGGAACGAATGCAAAGCCTGGTATCTCGTTTGCTGATGATGTGAATACGGGCCTAAAAAGAAATGCCGCTGATGACGTTTCAATCGTCACAGGCGGCACTCAAGCCATCACGATTGATAGCTCACAAAATGTTGCGATTGGTACGTCAGGTCCAAGTTCCCAATTGCATTTAAAAAAATCTGACGCTACTGCTTACAGCGCGACCGCAACAGACGGACAAGTCGGCGTTGGTCCTACTTTATATCTAGAGAACCCAGCAAACACTAATGCAAGTGTCGGCGGTCAGATCGTATTTGGTATGCGATCAACCGAAGAGCAAGTAAGAATCGCTGCAACTGGTGGAACTACACCTGCACTGACTTTTGGCACTGCAGATGTTGAGCGGATGAGAATCAATTCCAGCGGCAAAGTTGGTATTGGGACGACGAGTCCTGAAGCAAAACTAAACATTTCTTCTGGGGATGTAGGATTTACTCCAAATGCAGACGCTGATGAACTATTTCTTGAGCATACAGATAATTGCGGAATAACGATAGGCTGCGGTCCTAATAAAACAGGCAATATTTACTTCGGCGAGCAAGGAGTAGGAACTAGTCGTGGCGCAATTGTGTATAAAACAAATGGTAATTCCATGGCCTTCAGCACTGCTGGGCTTACAAATGAACGGATGAAAATCAATGGCAATGGCTACGTCACCCTTGCAGACCAAGCAGCGAGCAACGCCATGTTGAGCATTCCTGTTCTTAGCAGCGGTATTGGTGCGATTACATCAGAAGCAGGCACTTCAGGTAACCGCCTCCATATGCGTTTCAAAAACACTAACGGCTTAGTCGGCTCAATTGTTACAGGCGGCAGCGGAACCGCATATAACACTTCATCTGATTATCGACTAAAAGAAAATGTTGTTGACATTGCTGATGGCATAACTCGCGTCAAGCAACTTGCACCAAAACGGTTCAACTTTATTGTTGATGCAGACACAACCGTTGACGGCTTTTTAGCTCATGAGGCGCAAACTGTCGTACCAGAAGCTGTTACTGGAACGCAGGATGAAACGGAAAATATCGGCACTCTCACTGAATGGGATGGAACCGTTCTTGAAACTGATGTTGTTGAGCCTGCGGCTGACGAACTGACTTGGGAAGAAACAATAACTGATGAAGACGGCAACGAAACCGTCGAGACTCGCACCCGTACTTGGACTCAAACCGGCAGCCAACCTGTATATCAAGGCATTGATCAAGCTAAATTAGTGCCTTTGTTGACTGCTGCGTTGCAGGAGGCAATCGCCAAGATCGAAACGCTCGAAACCAAAGTCGCTGCTCTGGAGGCTGCTAACTGATGGCTACCCGCAAACTTTCTGAGCTTACAGAGCTAACCACCCCTGCTGGTGGTGATGAGTTTCTAGTGCTTGATGCGTCGGAAAGCACTGACGTTAATAAGAACAAGCGTGTTCGGTTCTCAACCCTTTGCGACCACATTCCCAATGGAAGCGTTGCAGCGCCTTCGCTTGGGTTCGTCTCTGACACTGGCGACAGTGGTTTCTTCCGCAGCGGAGAGGATGAAATCGCAATCAGCACCAACAACACGCTCAACAGCAAGTTCACGACAACGGGCTTTCAGGTTGGCGATGGAACGGCAACAGCTCTGTTCCACACGTTCAAGTCGACGACTGGCGATGACGTAATCATTGAGAACACCGAGCCAGGAGCGGCTGAAGGCCCAAACGTTGTTCTGTATCGCAACTCTGCATCTCCCGCTGATAACGATGTCCTTGGAACGATTGAGTTTCGCGGGGAAGACGACGCCGGAGATGCACAGTCTTATGCAGAGATCACCGCATCGATTGTTGACGCAAGCAACAGCACTGAAGACGGTCGGATTGATTTCAACACCACAACCGCTGGCAGCTCGTCCACTGTTGTCAGATTGCAAGAAGGCAAGGTTGGCATCAATGAATCTGCACCTGAGGCTCCGATCCATGTAACTGATTCGGACACGCAGATTTTGCGTCTGGAGTGCCCAAACAATGATGCGTCATCTGGCGCGGACATCAGGATGTATCGCCACCGCAATGATGCGGTTGGTCAAGATGATGATGCTCTAAGCACTGTCTTTTTCAGAGGTCATAACGACGACTCCGACGCTGCACAGCGTGAGGTCGATTATGCGCAAGTGCAGGCGGTGATCGCTGATGCGACTGCAGACAGTGAAGACGGCAAGTTGCTGCTGCAGGTTCAAACTGCTGGCACGATGACGACCCAGCTTGAGGTCAACTCAAACAAGATTGGTTTCTTTGGTGCGACGGCTGCTATCCAGTCCACGCACGTTGCCGATCTTGCCGCGACTGCAACCTCTGGAACCCTGCCAACTGCTGATGGAACGATGACGATTGCCGACGCAGCGTCACCGACTAATGCGGAGTTGCTTGAGTATTGTCGCGAGCTTGAGGCAAAGGTGAATTCCCTTCTAGCCTTTGCGAGTGCTCACGGCCTGATGGCCTCTAGCTGATGGAACGACCTGATCCGATGATCCCATGCAAGCCTGGTGCGGAGGACGTTGAGGCCATGGCTAATCGCCAAGCATGGCTGAACGAGCTTTATGTGTTCGATCGTCGGGATGATCCTGATCACCCGATGCACGGTCTTTTCACTGGCTTGGCGCAAAAGTATCAACAGTTTCGTGGCTGATGGCTAAGTCATTGAGTGGGCAAAATTTTGTGCCTAGCAAGCCAAAAAAGACACGTCAAGGTGATGGATCACATTCAAAACCGTCCCATGGACGGAAGAAGTATCGTGGCCAAGGGAAAATCTGATTCTCTTCCAAATGATCAAACTTCTCATTGCGAGTGGTGTCGCCGTTTCAGCAGCTGCGCTGGGATCTCCTGCAATCGCCGGTCCCTATGTGAACGTTGAGAACAACGCTGGTTTTGCCGGTGGTGACGGTCTCGACATGGATTACACCGGTTCTGTGACCGACTTTCACGTTGGCATTGAAGGTGGTGACAAGGCTTCCTGGTACATGCAGATGGGGCCTGCGCTGATCCAGCCTGATGGTGGTTCAGCTGATGTTGAACTGTCCGGCAAGATCGGTGGCTCTGTTGTCGTCTCTGCAGACGAAAAGCTGAGCATCTACGGCGAAATCAGCTTCATCACTGTGGACGACTTCGACGCTGCCAACGTCGGGACCAAGATCGGAGCGAAATACTCGTTCTGAGCTAGCGTAAAGCTGCACGGAAACTAAACCCCTTCCTGACCTCACACCAGGGAGGGGTTTTTCTTTGGTGATCACTATGCAAAAGATCTACAACCTGCTTGCCGTCTTGGCATTCGTGATGTCTGGAACGATGGCTGTGAGTGGCGTGTTGTTCTACAGCCGCATCCCATCGCTAACCAAGAAATACATCAGCGAGTTAAAGCTGGAACTGACAAAGACAATCCTTGATCAAGTCCCCGTCCCAGAAATCCCTGAGATGCCAGAGCTGCCAACGGAGACAGGTCCTGCGATCAAGTCACCATTTTAGTGTTGGCGGTTGGATCGTCGTCATGAGCTTCAGGTCCGAAGCCTTCAGCCTTGATTTTTGCCATATCAAGTTCTGGCGCGGCTGTTTGTGGTTTCTCGTCAAACGAAGCTAGCCATTCACGTATCGCTTGACCTGTTGGTGTTCCTTTTGGCCATCGGATGAACTCAAGCATCCGTTTGTTATCGGTAAAGAGCCGAGATGTTAAACCGTTTGACACCGTATAAACGATCGGCGGACCTTCACGATGCTTGGTACGTTCTATGAAGAGCTGACCTGCTGTAAACCGATCTGATTCCATGCCAGAGATTCAGGGGATTGGTGTTGGAACGGTAGGCGTGCCAAGCATTGGGGTAACGGAGATTTTGCCACCGCCAAAGTTGCCAGCGGAACCACCTGTCACGTTAATGCTGGGATTCCCGGTGGCAGACATCCCAGGCGGTGACATTCCGCATTACGAGCCGTTGGAGTTTACGCCGGGTCAACACACGCACCAAACAGCGCCAGTCCCAAGGCCAAGCACTGAGGAAAAACCGGCTGATCGCTCAAAGCAGCCGGTCTCTGCACCCCTACCAGCTGCGCCGTTAACAGCTGATAAACCCAATGTAGAAAAAGAACTGCCATGTCCCCCTCCTGACGCAATTCCTTTAGGTGCAAAAAACAAATCGCAAACTGCTGTCATCATTGGTTACGAAGTGGTCGATGGGAAGTGTGAGGCGATCTATGAGCCGTTGGGAATACCAACCATCATTGGGAACTATTTACCTGGTGCGCCTGTTGTTGCGACGACTGCGACGATTGCGGCTGTGGCAACTACGGCGGCCATTTTTACAAAACCGTTGGGTGACATCCTGCTCAAAGCAGTCAAACCCATCGTCAAAAAGACAATCAAGAAGATCAAGGAGAAGCTAGGGAAGAAAGTTAAGGTTGAGTCTGTTTTTGACCGTCGGAAGTTTCAGCGGTCTTTGCGGAAGTAGGGATTGAGTGGGTGTGGGGCGGCAGGTTGCTTGGCGGGTTGGTCAAGACCACATCAGCGCAGATTCCACGATATGGACTATCGGTGTGAAAGCTGATGCCCTTACGCAGTAGCTCGCCACAATTTTTAAGTCTTGCTATTTCGTGATTGAGCCTTTTGTCCGCCAACTGTTGTTCCAACAAAAGTACCTGTTTCTCTGCGGCTTTATGGCAACTCCTGATATGAGCGCGATCCAGCGGTATCGAAATCGTGGCAGTGATTCCGCTATTTATAGAGTAGTTCGTCTTTTGACCAGTCCGAATCGGACGATAGTAAAGGACATTGCCCGGATTATCGGGGACGCCATCGGGGATGGCATTGCCTTCCTCATCAAACGCGCCAACCAAATCGAGAGTGTCATAGATGGGCTCGCTGTAATAGGACTCGTAGGGATGCGCCCAGCCAACGGTTGTGCTCACAAAAGGGTTGATTGTGAGGCTTGTTCCCTGACAGCTGAAGTTTCCGTATTGATAGATAAAATTTTTGCCAGGCACAACCTGGACTGCCTGGTTGGTCACTGACCCAGAGCTATTTGCAACGGGCGCTGCAGTACTCGAAACTTGCGCTTGCGCTGGAGCGGAAAGCAGCAAAAGCGTTGCTATGACTCGCTTCATTGGGTAAAGGTGCTGATCGTCTCTGTAAGCGATTCGATGTCAGTCGTCCGATTTATGACTGTGTGATTTGTAAGCCCTGGACCACTGTAAGTTTCGATGAACTGAAACGATGCGCCTTGGTCAACAATCTTCCAGTCAGGCTTTTTGGCTGGATCAAGTCCTTTCCAGTGACTTGTTACGCCGTTGAGATTATTGGTTGTGGTGATTAGCTTGTCTGTGGCGACAGCATCTCCGACTGGAGCAACGTTTGTGCCGCTAACAGTCAGTTCGTAGCCAGTTCGGTACTGGTACGAGTTGATCACTTCAGTTATTTTCTGCGTTGTCTTTGTGGAACTGGACAGCGAGCCCTGTTGGAAGTTAGGTACTACCGGCAAAGATTTTGCTTCTGGAGCGGCAAGAGCAATGACGGAAAGCACGCCCCAGGTGATCCAAATGCCAGTCCACATCACTTGATGGTCAGCTCTTGGATGACTTGCCCGATTGCGGTTGTGCCAGCGCCACCAGCAGTGATTGAAAGAGCACCACCAGAGTCAATAGTTCCATCGAGATCGCCTGCGACGCCACCAGAAGTTGTGGTGGTAGAACCAAGCATCGGCAATGAACCAACCACGCCTGAAGTTACTGTCGTGGCTGATGGTGTGTCGTCTCCTTCAATAAATGATTCTGTATAGCTAAAAGCGTCACCAGCAGTTGTAACGCTGTAAGCGGCAGGAGTGTAACCAACAGCGGAACCGGCAGTAAGGGTGCCAAGACCACCAGCAGTGTCCAAAGTGATGTTTGAACCAGAAACAGAGTATGTAGAGGGAATTTTTGCTGCGACTGATCCCGCTCCATCGACACTCAGCTGAATGCTTGATTGGATTTTATGGGTGATGTCAGCTTGGGCAGGCAATCCCAAGAGTGTCACACTTAATACCAGAAGTGTGCGCTTCATTTGATGCCAGCCTTGGAATCTTTGTTCTCTACGATAGTCGGCTTCTTATTCGTGTTGCCATTGTTCTTGCGTTCAATGCCAAATGAAGCCATAGCTCCTGTAAGAAGCGATGCTACAAAGGTATTGTCCATTTTCATCTGCGGGAAAAGCCCTAGGTAAGAGACGGTGAGCAGCGTGGCGCTCCAGACCAAGACGGCGCATTTAACGAGATCAGCAACGCTGACGCCTTCTTTTTCGTTGTTATCCGTTGACTCTGCCATGATTGAGGAAGTTGCGGTCAGGTCATGGTTGAAGTCTGGGCCGCTGTCGCTGGAGCGTCAATAACCACTGCTGCACTTGGAGTTTCAGGAATCAACCGACAGTCACGTCAAGGACAGGATTCATTGATCCGTCTGACCACCGCTGTCGACAACCTGTCCAGCAGGCTCGACATCTTGCATCAAGACATCAAGAGTAAAGACGTAGAAGTCTTTGGGAGATTGAGCCAACTGGAGCAATCAGTGGCGCGTCTGGAAGGTCACAGTGATAGGCACTAACGTATAGATGTTGTTCAAGGCAAGGCAATGATCCTGATCATCAAGCCAATCCTGATGGCATTTTTGAAGTCAGATTCGGTCAAAAGACTGATTCTTGATCTTCTGCGTGCTTACGCAAAGACCACAGACAACACGATCGACGATCAAGTTTGCGATTACGTCAGCAAGAATCTTTTTCCTAGCACCCGTGTTGAGAAGTGAGGTTGTCCGCGTTTTCCGCAACTGGTTGGTTCGTTGCAGGAGGCGCGGTCATGCTTTTGGTTTGCGCCTCAAGTTTGATATTCATCGGCGCATACAACGCTGGTCAAGACACCTGTCGCCAGGCAGTATCAGAACAATCCTGATCGTTTTGGCAGTGCCGCTCAGCTTATTGCCCTTCTTTCAGTTTTTCCGTGGTACGCCCCACCAGTTGGCTGCAATTAAGGAACTTGAGGAGTCAGTGCCAAAGGAGTTATTGGAGGAGGATTCCGATTGGTTTGAAACGTGGAGAGAAAGTGGGCGAGACGTGGAGGTTTACATGCCCTACTTCAGTCAGCGAGATAACAGGACAGGATTTGGCTATCGAGAGTGTTTCAGCTCAGCAGCTGCGATGGTGGCAGCGTATTACAAGAAGGTCAAAACAGATGATGAGTACATTGCGATCCGCTCCAAGTATGGGGATACAACTTCTGTTCAAGCGCATCTCAAGGCACTGAAAGAACTTGGTTTAACAGCTGAGTTTCGCAAGGATGGCGATTCCGATCTGGTTGAACTTGAGATTGAAAGCGGCAGACCGATACTGGTGGGATGGCTGCATTACGGCAATTTGCTTCTAGGGGAGCCGCCGATGTGTGACGGCATGAGCTGTGGTCATTGGAGCGTCATCAGTGGTTACGCAGGGAAGCACAGCAGCGATCCAGAGTGGATCATGCAAGATCCCAATGGCTTGCCAGATATGGTGAAGGGAGGGCACAAAAATCCGCATCTGGGACGTAATGCGCGGATTAGACAGGCTGAGTTTTACCAACGTTGGCAATCGGAGGGTCCCAGGACTGGGTGGGTGATTTTGGTCGATGATGAGTGAGTTTTATTGGGTCTGGGCGTTTATCAGTGCGTTTTGGACAACTGTGGTTGTGCAATGTGCCAAGCCAGTGAACTGGGATCAGTGTTCACGGGTCAATGATTGGTTGGTGCCGTGGGTGCGAGATGTGATGGAGATGCACGAAAAAGGCGCTTATGCGTCTGAGAGAAAAATTCTGGGCAAAGCTGAGTAGGATTGATTTTTGCGTCCTTGGGATGGCAGTTCTGTGTGATTGGGAGATCAAGGCTCGGTGCCGTAAGAGCCAAATGGTTGTCCCATTCGATGAAGAGCTGCTGAATCCAGCCAGTTTGGACTTGCGGCTGGGTGACTACTTGATGGTGGAGAGCATTTATAGCCCTGAGTTGGTGCGTATCAACATCGCTGATAAGACAGAGGATGACCCGTTCATGCTTCAGTCCGGCGAGTTTTGCTTGGCTGAAACACTTGAGCTGTTTAACTTGCCCGACGACATCAGCTGTCAATTTGTACTCAAGTCAAGCCGCGCACGATCTGGTCTTAATCACCTGCTTGCTGGCTGGTGCGATCCAGGCTGGCACGGAAGCAAGCTCACGCTCGAACTGAAGAATGAACGACTGCATCATGCTTTGCCGTTGTGGCCTGGCTTAAAGATTGGTCAGATGGTGTTTCATGTGATGTCCAACGCTCCAATGCGTAGCTACGCAGAAACAGGTCATTACAACAACCACTTGACAGTCATGCCTTCCGTGGCATGAATTGATAAGAATCTTCAGGGCTATGGGCTGGGCAGACTGGATGGTTGTCCACCAAAGCCTTGAAGAGGAGTTGGAGTTGGAACGGAACGTGCGAGACGTTCAAGGTTGCACAGACGAGGATGCGCTTAAGGCGCTTTGCGTATCACTGGTGCGGACCAACTGGCATCAGGCCAAACTGCTGAAACAAGCAGTAGGTCACATTGGCGAGCTAGATGCGTCGATGTCGTTATCTGATTGAGTGAGCTTGTCTAGGCCAAGGGCTTCCCACGCCTTTTTAGCCTTGCCTTCGACTCTGGCGTTGATGGCTTCCCGGCGTTTGACCTGATCAAAGGCTTCGGCTTTTGCGAAAGCAGCCTCAGTGGTGTTTTCCTGAATGTATTTATAGGCAAGGTCGCGGAGTAGTACAGACGGTTTTATGTCGAACTTCTCGGTCAGCTTTAAAAACAGATCTCCTTTTGCAGGTTCAAACAGCACCTGGACATGTAGCCGATTGCCGTGCTTACTTGCCACGCGCTAATACATTAAAGCCCGATGCTACCACGTTATCGAATTATCGATTTTTTTCTTCCACGCACTGCTTTGATTGGAACGGGAGGCTGTTCGCTGGGTGCGACAACCGGCTCGAACTTCTCTTGCCTGCTCTAGGAACATGGCAGCTCGCTGAAGGTCAGCGGTTGTCGAGAGTTGAATCGCCTTGTTGAGGCGTTCCATGATGATCTGACGCCCCGATTTCGGTTGCGGCATACTTCATCGCGCCAGCAAGGGATTGGTGGAACGTTAGCGCGTAAGACTCAGTTAGTACAATCCATTCGTCATTATGACGAAAAATTTGAATGCTCATTAGGCATCTTTGAAAATGTGATGCAGTCTTTTGAACTCATGAATTGGTGTCGCGGTGAGAATGCTGACCTCAACATTGCAACGCAATGCGTTGATAACTTGTCGCTCCATGTAATCCATGTTGGATTCATAAGTGACTTGTTCAACAGCAAGAGGCTTGTCGTCTAAGTCGAACGACGTGAAACGAGTTATTGCCAGAGGACAATGCTCATCAGCGATCTGACAGTAATGAAGATGTACTGATTTAGTCCCCATGGTTTGGGCTGAAGAGTTCGTTGAATACAGTGGCGACAAGGCTTTCAGCTTGTTGCCTATCCAGACCATAGCTGGATCGACGACGAACCTTCGTAACAGCTTTGTGAAAATCACTGGTGGTTAATCCAAGGTGATTGGGTGGTTGCATGAGGCGTTCACGGATCAAGTCTGACCTGTGAACACCTTTTTCTTTGGCTTCAGCAGAGAGTCTTTCGACTAGCTCTTCTGGCAAGAGTGTTTCAACTTTTTTCATCAAAGAAAGAGGGGGCTCTATACCCCCGGTAAGACGACAAGTAATTTGAGCAGAAGCTAGTCTTGCCAAGACTTCTTGAGCACAGCAAGAATATAGTCGCTGCGTGACTTGTAGACAGACTTTTTGTAAAGGTTGTCAAGGTGTTCACGCTCTTCAGGTGTCATGCGAATGGGCACAACAACCCTGCTTCGTGCGCAGTCTTTTTGAAGATCTTCTTTCATTTGTCTGACGTAGCAAAGTGAAGGCCGTTAAAAACTCCAGTATTCATGAAAGGATTTTTTGCGTAAGACTTTAGTACAAAAACATCTTTTTGAATATAGAGATTGAATGCAGAGGAGGAGCAGAGTCGATAAAAAGTCATCGAATTAGTGGGCTTCCTTGTAGCTTTGCACTTTAGCTTCAGGTCGCGATAAACGATGGGACTCTTTTGTCCGTGGCTAACGGTTCCGCTGCAATCAGATCCTTTTCTAATCAATGAAAAGAAGTCTTTGACAAGATCGTAGTCTTGACTGGCCTTTAAAAGCAGCGTTCCAGCGGCGCGTTCACTGGAATTGAGGCTGGTGGATCCATATTGTTCGTCAATCCATTCAAGTTCTTCGTACAGATGATTGTGCATCATTTTTACTTGATGGCGAACCATTGGGCTTGTAGATCTGACGACGTTTCCATCCTGCCAAGGAGTGATGAGCATTAAGCAGGTGGAGCCAACCGTTCTGGAAATCCTGTGACCAGCAATGGTGAGGCGGTCATGAAGTTCTCTTTTGGAGCCGGAGTCAAGATTCTGCCTTGAGTTGTTCGGCATATTTCTGGCGACCCAGAACACTTGGGCGAGTCCGGTTTTGACGACAGCGTTGAGGCGATGTTGTCCTTGAATGAGATTGCCGTCTTCGTCAAAGGCGATGGCGTCAGAAGTAAGTGTCCAGCTGTTCTGACGCATCTCCTCCTCGTACCGCTTAACGACTGTGGGACGGAGCTTGCGGTTGACGATGTTGGCGCGGAGATACTGAGCCGCGACTTCAGGGGTAACTACCTCCTGAACCATCGTTGCGCTTGGGCAAAAACCTGGGTGTTCCACGGGTGAAATAAATTGATCACTCGTGAAAACTACTGACATCACGTGATAAGTACTGACGCTTTGTGACACTACTAATGGTGTCACGCCTTATCACGAAACTTTACGTGGCTTCTTGGCTGACTTTCGTTTTGCCAGTGGTCTCGCCTTCCTCAGCGCCCTAGCGCGTGACCGCTCCATTGCCAGCTTCAACGCCTCCTGACGCCCTGGCGGCTCTGGAACGCCACCGCGCTTCAAGATTCCGCTCCAATCCATCTCTCGCGCGTATAGATGTCAAATAGTGTCCCCAGAGCCCAAATGCCAGTCGTGCCAACGGATGTGCTTGGGGACATCATGGGGGGACAATCAGAGTTGTCCCCGTTCTTCTGGAGTCAGTTCAATCTCAACCGCTCCATCCATCAGAGGGGGACACAAGGGCTTGTCCCCCTTGTCTTGTCCCCCATCAGAATCCGCTCCAGCACTGGCATACGTGCCAAAGGGGGACACCTTTTGAACCTCTCCGCACGCGAGGTTGGCTTTGTATTCCTTGGAACGAGAACCTTCTGGGACGAATGAGACGATCAGCTGTTGAGCTTCCAGCCGCTGGAGCGATTTCTTGATTGCAGCAGCAGAACCAGCAATGACGGCATCAGCCAGCAGATCGGTCTTGGAACGGGATTCGGGATAAGCCGTCCGAAGGCGA